GGTTTGCGCCTACCTACCGCTTGCTGGAAGAGGCATACGCCGATCATAAGCGTATCTATGCTCCGGTTATCCGCAGGGCTGTACAAAGCCCCGCACCACGCATCGAGCTTATAACCGGGGCAGCAATTGACTATTGGACTTTGGATGACCCGTCAACCGTTGCCCGTGGTCGAAAGTACAAGCGGGTCATCATTGACGAAGCTGCGATGGCACGGCATCTAGAGCAAGCATGGACCGAAGCCATCCGCCCAACGCTTACCGACTACCGGGGAGATGCTTTCTTCCTGAGCACTCCCAAGGGTAGTAACTATTTCAAGACCCTGCACTCCATGGCTGCCTTAGATCCAGACTGGATGAGTTGGCAGATGCCGACCACCGCTAACCCTTGGATAGATGCAGCTGAGGTAGCCAAGGCTGGTGAATCCTTGCCTAGCATAGCCTTCCGACAAGAGTACTTAGCAGAGTTCGTTGATGCGGCAGGAGCAAGAATCAAGCGGGAGTGGCTACGGTACGGTGATGTCCCTGAAGGTTTGCCGGTGTACCTTGGTGTTGACCTTGCCATCAGTACCAAGGCAGAGGCAGACTATACCGCCGTGGTTGCTTTAGCCCGTGGTGATGACGGGACTATTTATGTATTGGATGTCAACCGTACCCGTGCCGACTTTGCATCCGTGCTCAGGTTCATTGAGATGATGGCCGAGAAGTGGAAGCCCACCATGATTGGCATCGAGCAGGTTCAGTACCAAGCCGCTGTCGTACAAGAACTCATGAGGCGGACTAAGTTACCGATACGGGGCATCAGGCCAGACCGGGACAAAGTGACCCGCTTTGGACCACTGGAAGCCCGGTACGAGCAAGGGCAAGTTGTACACGCTGACGGGTTGCCACCGTACTGGCAGGATGAACTATTGTCGTTCCCAGTTGGCAGGCATGATGACGTTGTAGACGCAATGGCCTACGCTTGGCAGGTAATCGGACAACGCAAGGGCTGGGGTGCCGTCTAAAATATATCTACTTATATACTTGACGTGTATATACCTAAAGTGTATATTGGTGACATCAAGCAGGGAGATATGACAATGGAACTTATTACACGGTTGGTAGAGGCAGGCGGCAAGGAGTGGACGGGCGGAACGAATCACCGGGTTTACTTCAAGCCACAACACATTCTTGGTCTTGAAGTTGAATGCTATAAAACCGGCTCACTGCGTAACGTTACATTGAACGGCGAGCGAATCAGCAACAGTAAAGCTGGACGCATCATCAACGCAAAGTTGTATGTCAATGTAACGACCGGTGAAGTTGTAACAGATCTAGAACCTGAGTACGCAAAGATGGCACGCATCGCAATATCAACAATCTAAACCTATAAACCACCACAGGCCCCCGCTAGGGGGCTTTTTTGTTTCTGTGGGATACTAGGGCATGGGTATATTTGATCGATTCCTCGGACGCAAAGCCGCAGCCAACCCGACACAAGCACTCCCGCTGCCACTCAGCCAGTCGCGGGACATCTACCTAACCGGTTACGGCTCTGGTCAGCTGCAGACATTGCTACGTCGTGCGTTACCCGGCTCAACAAAAGACTGGTCACGCATAGCCGGTGACCTTGGCTTGAACGGCATCGTGGCATCTGCCATTGATTGGTACGTTAGGAACTATCCCCAAGCCACACCAAAGTACTACCGACCGGTAGACAGCCAACAGGCAGAGCCGGTAGAAGACCACCCGGTGCTACAGCTCATGGCTCAACCTGATCCAATGATTATGGGCAGCTTATTTTGGGGCTGGGTCATACAAGATTATAAATTGTTTGGCAACACCTACCTACGCAAGATTAGATCTACAACCCGTGGCGTGGTGACTGCTTTACAGTTCCTTCCGCAGGACATGGTTAGACCTGTCGGTAACGGTGTAAACCCGCTAACCCATTACGTTTACACCACTGATGGTCGCTCCTTTGACATCCCCGTTTCTGACATCATCCACATAAGGTACAACCGGGACCCGCAAGATATCCGCTTGGGTAGGTCTCCTGTTATGGCTGTACTGCGTGAGATTGCTACCGACAATACAGCCAGTACAACTGCTTATGGTTTGCTTGCTAACGGCGCTATGCCATCGCTTATCGTTGGTCCTGATGCCAAAGACCAGACCGTAGACATTAGCATCGATGATGCCCGGCAGGTCAAGCGCCAACTACATGAAGACCTTACCGGGGACGGTTCAGGTGGCATCGTGGTGATGACCGGTGCGTATAAACTTGATCGTGTTAGCCTTACACCGTCCGAGCTTGCTTTGGATTCGGTTAGGCGTGTACCAGAGGAGCGTATCTGTTCAGCCCTTGGTATCAACCCGATGGTGCTAGGTCTTGGCTCAGGTCTTGAAAGGTCTACCTACAGTAATTACGAGCGCGCTCAACAAGCGGCGTGGGAAGATGGCATGGTTCCTCTGCTCCGCACCCTTGCCGATGCAATCACTGCTGACCTCCTGCCGGAGTACCCAGAAACACAAGAGGGTGACTTCATACAGTACGACCTTGAAACCGTACGTGCATTGGCTGATGACCTTGCTGCTGAAGCGGAACGTGCAGAGCGGTTGTACAAGGCTGGCATTATTGATCGTGCTGAAGCCAAGCGCATAGCCGGTCTTGAAGCAGTGCCGGAAGATACCGGGGTATTGCATCCATCCGCAATCAGTGTTCAGGCTGGCACCGGTGCATCCCTAGCAGAGACAACCAACGCGGCAGGTATCTTGATTCGTTCCGGTTACGATCCGGGCAGTGTTACTAACTTCCTCAACCTCCCAGTACAGCACACAGGAGCCGCACCGGTTACCTTGCGTGATGAAGCCAAGAGCTACGATGTCAAGGCTGTACCAAACGACGGCATGGTTTCAGCTGCACAGCGTGCGCTTGATTGGAAGGCTGAAGGGTTCAGCGGTGGCACGCGAATAGGTTTGGCAAGGGCTAACCAGATTGTCAACCGTGAGAATCTATCCGATGACACGATACTTAGGATGTACAGTTTCTTTAGCCGACATGAGGTAGACAAGAAGGCTGAAGGCTTCAACAGTGGCGAAGACGGTTTCCCTAGTCCGGGGCGTGTTGCTTGGGACTTATGGGGCGGCGATGCAGGTTTCCGGTGGTCAACATCCAAACGTAACGCTATGCAACCTGACGGCAAGAGCGTTGATTGCTGCACTCCGGGGGTAGTGTACAAGTCTCACCCTTTTTACGGGTACGAGATGGAAAGCATCTCAAAAGAGTAAACAACGACAGTGCTCGACTCTATGCAGCCAGTCAAAAGTTTCGTAATGAACTTTTGGAACGTGAAGGTGTAGCCATCAGCCGGATGCAACGGGCATACAGGGCAGCCACAAAGGCAAGCATCGATGAACTGGAAGCACTAGAGGGTCGTATCCAAGAACGGCTAGATAACGGTGAACACCCGTCCGACACCATACTCTGGATGCGTCAACGCATCATCGATAACATTGAAGAGTTAGGTAGGAATCTCAAAAAGTTTAGCATCGAGGGGGCTACGATAACGGCTGATGGACAACTTGAATCAGCAGTCCTTGCGAATGAGGCGAGCGTCGGCATGGTTGAAGCGGCGGCAGGTCGTAAACCGGCGGGTGTTAGCCTCGGAAGTTCATGGACAAACCTACCAGACGAACAGCTCCAAGCCTTTGTCGGCATGGCGGGTGATGGAAGCCCTTTGGGTGAGTTATTTGCGACCATACCGCAGGTAACCACGGATGCCATGCAGATGGCACTTGTACAGGGTATTTCCCTTGGTGAAGGTCCACGAACCGTAGCACGTCGGGTACGCAAAGCTGCAGACATTGGACGCTACCGAGCAGAGACGATAGCACGTACTGAGATGATCCGAAGTGCCCGTGAAGCACAACGGCAACTTTACACGCAGAACCCAGCGGTGACAGGGTACCGACGCCAAGCAACGCAGGACAGCCGGGTTTGTCTTGCGTGTTTGGCTCTATCCGGAACGCTATCAACCACCGATGAGATTATGCCATCGCACCCGAACTGTCGGTGCGTGATGATTCCGGTAACCCTTAGTTGGGCAGAGATAACCGGGGATAGTAGCATCCCTGATACACGCCCCAAGCCGGTTACCGGTGAAGATATCTTGCGTGGGCTTACCGCTACGGAAGCTCAACAAATCCTAGGCAAATCACGTTATGCACTTTACGCAGAGGGGTTGCCGCTCAGTGACATGGCAACCGTGGTTCAGAATGCTGACTGGGGACCAACCACTAGGGTAATACCGCTTAGAGACCTAGAGGGTTACGAACCAGATCTAACGACATTCGAATAAAAGATACCGTGTGGGATACTTACACCATGGACGTGCTGACATCTACCGCAGACTGCATCAAGAGCGACCGGCTTGGTTACGTGAAGGGTTATCTGGTGCGCTTTGGCGATACCCAGAGTGCTGACCTTGAGGGTGATTATTTCACTAAGTCAACCGACTACGGATTCCCGATGTCTGAAGGCAAGCGCGTACCGCTGAACGTCTACTATCACCACGGTATGGATGCACAGGTTGGCAAGAAGAGCATCGGTACAGGCTACATCAAGATGGACGATACCGGGCTTTGGTATGAGGCTCAACTTGACATGGCGGATGAGTACGGCTCGATGATTGCGAAGCTCTGCAAGCAAGGCAAGATGGGCTTTTCCTCTGGTGCTGCTGGTCATCTGGTAGAGCGTAAAAGCATGGGCGGTGCAGCTGAAATCACACGCTGGCCTATCGCTGAGGCATCGATTACCCCGACACCAGCCGAGTATCGTAACTCAGTAAAGACCCTAAAGGAGTACTACGGCATGGAGCCTATGATGGAAGAAGAAGAGATGGTAATGGCTCCAATGCCTGAGCAATCCCCGGAAGAATACGCCGCATCGGTTTTCAACGATGCCGAGGGTGACCTTATCCACGAAGGATTGGAAGCCTACTACGATGCGCTCTGCGGTGCTATCGAAGTGGTATCCGATCAGAGCATGGCGGATGCTGTGATTGATGAGTTTGCAAGACGTGCAAAGGGCTTGTATGCCATGCACGGCATGAAGAGCGTACAACCCGCAAGCCTGCGGGGTGTTGAACGTCGGCTGCGGGAAGCAGTCGGTCTTAGCCGGTCAGCTGCAAAGCGACTTGCTCCTGAGTGTTGGGAATCTCTGCGGGATGCAGACCAACCAGAAGTAAACCCGGTCATCGTAGTCGAGGCGAAAGCCCATGACAATGACGAACGCCAAGAACTCTTGGCACGTCTGGAGTTGCTAACACAACTATGAATCTGACACAACTACAGAATCAAAAAGAATCTGTGCTTGCTACCGCACGGGAGCTTGCTTCCGGTAACGGTGACCTCGCACAGGTCAAGTCCCTGATGGCTGAAGCCAAGGGCATTGAAGAGCGCATCGAGACAATCAAGGCACTCGGACAAGGCCACCCTGTCGCTACTGAAACACCAGCAGAGCAGCCATGGAAGTCCGGCGGTATCGGACGCAACCCATTCATTGGAACCCGTGACGAAGCGAACTATAAAGCATACGCATGGGGTCAATGGGGACGCTCTATCATGGGCAACCGCAAAGCATCCGACTGGGTCAAAGCTAACCTCAAGGCACAAAGCGAAGGCACGACAACCGCTGGTGGTTTTACCGTACCGGATCCACTGTCTTCCGACCTTATCTACCTGCGTGAGCAGTTCGGTGTTGCTCGCCAAAACTGCCGCATCTATCCGATGTCCAGCGATGTCTTGAACGTACCTAACGCCACGGCATCGACCACTGTGTACTATCCGGGTGAAAATACCGCTATCACGGCATCTGACCTGACATTTGCACAGGTCAATCTTGTAGCCAAGAAACCATCCGTCCTTACTCAGGTTTCCAAGGAACTGGCAGAAGATAGCATCATCGACTTTGGTGCAACCCTTGCCCGTGACATGGCTTATGTCTTGGCTAAGGAAGAAGACCGTGTTGTTTTCAACAATGCAGTCGATAGCACCAGTGGTCTTGATGGCATCCTCTATGCTGTTTATAGCAGCAACGCCACCAAGGCTAACATTGCCTCGCTGCAGGTATTTACAACCGGGCAGACAATCACCTACAGCCCGACACTTGCGAACCTTAAGGGCATGGTCGCAAAGCTTCCGACATATGCTGCTAACGCTAAGTGGTTCATGCATCGCGAGATTTGGTACAACTCGATTGCTCCATTGCTTGATGCACTTGGTGGCAACTCGATTATGGACATCCAAAGTGCCTACGGCCCTACGCCTATGCTTTACGGATACCCGGTAATCTTTGTGCAAAATATGCAAAAGACCTTGGCAGCGACCACGCCTTATATCTTGCTTGGTGACCTGAGCATGGGTACAGCGTTTGGTGATCGGCGTACGGTTACGATTGAGGTAAGCGACCAGTATTACTTCAACCAAGACGCGCTCGCGTTCAAAGCCACAGAGCGTTTCGCTTTCAAAGCGTTTGACATCGGTAACGTGGATTCAACAGCAGCCAACCGTGTACCGGGTTCGCTTATCGTCGGAGCATCCGCAGCTACATAAGCCTAGCGGTTCTTATCTCAAGCCCTCGGCAGACGTGCCGGGGGCTTTTCCTTTGTGTGGGATACTGAAACCATGATGACCAGAGCCGAGGCAATAGCACAAGTATCCTTATTTGTGTCCGCTCAAAGTTACCCGCAGATGTCTACTACGGACATTGGCTCAATCCTTGATTCGTTCTCACGCTTCACCACGTGGGCAGCTGCAACCACTTACGCAGTAGGTGACCGTGTAGTGCCTACAACGCCCAACGGCAGGGTATACGAGTGCCGCGTAGCCGGTACGTCGGGTGCTAATCAGCCAACCTTTCCTGTGTATGCACCGTATCAAGTCAAAGGCTTTACCTTGGAAGATGGCACGGGAGACCCAACCTTGATGTGGGTAGACCAAGGACCAATCAATACCGAGCGCTACGATGTTCGCACAGCAACCCGCCAAGCATGGCTGATCAAAGCATCAA